TTTGGCAATGGAGATCGCCCCTGAGTTTGGCGTTGAACCTAGCCCCCAAGTGCAGCGCATCGCCATGACCAGCAAGCGCGATTTGAAGCGCATCAACAACCCTGACGATGTGATGGCCCTGCCATACGCGCTGGTTGCAAACCGTCAGCGTTTCAACATCTATGCCGGTAACTATTGATGAAAACGCCAATCCTAGGCTCTACCTACGTGGCACGCAGCGTCAACGCTGCGGACGCTCGAATGGTCAACCTGTTCCCCGAGATTGTTCCCGAGCAGGGCAAAGAGCCAGCGTTTTTAAACCGCGCCCCAGGCTTGCGATTGCTCACTACGGTTGGCAGTGGGCCTATTCGGGGTGAGTGGACTTTTAACGGCGTTGGGTATGTCGTCTCTGGAAATGAACTGTACGAGCTAGACGATTCTTACACCAGCACATTGTTGGGTACGGTGTCTGGTGAAGGCCCGGTTTCTATGGCCGATAACGGCACACAATTGTTTGTGGCGTGTAACCCTGCGGGCTATATTTACAACAGCACTACGGAAGAATTCGCACAGATAAGCGACCCAGACTTTCCCGGTGCGGTTACTGTGGCGTATCTCAATGGTTATTTTGTGTTTAACGAACCAGATAGCCAAAAGATTTGGGTGACTCAACTACTTGATGGCGCATCGGTTGACCCCCTAGACTTTGCAAGTGCTGAAGGCTCTCCTGACGGCCTAGTGTCTTTGATTGTGGACCACAATGAAGCATGGCTGTTTGGTACCAACTCGGTAGAAGTTTGGTATGACTCCGGCGCGTTAGATTTCCCGCTACAACGCATTCAAGGCGCGTACAACGAAATAGGCTGTATCGCACCTTATTCAGTTGCCAAACTTGACAACGGTTTATTTTGGCTTGGGGCGGACGCTAGAGGTCGGGGTATTGTTTACCGATCAAATGGGTACACGGGCGTGCGTGTTTCAACACATGCTATTGAGTGGCAAATTCAAGAATACGCCGATATATCTGACGCCATCGGCTACTCCTATCAACAAGACGGCCACGCTTTTTATGTGCTAATTTTCCCTTCAGCTAACGCAACTTGGGTTTACGACGTGTCAACCCAAGCGTGGCATGAGAGAGCGTCTTGGGTAAATGGTGAATTTAGACGCCATAGAAGCAATTGCCAAATGTCGTTTAACGGTGAAATTGTTGTTGGCGACTATCAAAATTCAAATATTTACGCATTTGATCTTGAGGACTATTCAGACAATGGCAGCATCCAAAAATGGCTACGTTCGTGGCGCGCGCTGCCTAGCGGCCAAAACAATTTAAAACGTACTTCACATCACAGCCTTCAACTTGATTGCCAGACCGGCGTCGGCCTAAATCTTGGGCAAGGTAGTGATCCTGAAGTCATGCTGCGATGGTCTGACGATGGTGGCCATACTTGGTCTAATGAGCATTGGATACCAATTGGCAAAATAGGTGCTTCATACCAACGCGCTATTTGGCGTCGGCTTGGCATGACATTGAAATTGCGGGATCGTGTTTATGAAGTCTCTGGAACAGACCCAGTAAAAATTGTCATCCTTGGGGCTGAGTTACACATGAGTGGTACCAATGCCTAATAACGTAACAAACATACCCGCGTCGCGGGTACCGATTGTTGAGGCCAACACGGGCATCATTTCGCGTGAGTGGTACCGATACCTTTTTAACCAATACGAGCAGTTGTCGGGTGTTACAAGCCACAACCTGTTGAATGGGTTGCAAGGCGGCGCGGGTAATGAGTATTACCATTTAACGAACGCAGAGTACACCGGCACCGGCACAGGCACTTTTGTTCGTCAGAACAACCCAACATTGGTCGCCGCTAACTTAGGAACCCCCTCGTCAATAATTTTGACAAATGCTTCAGGTCTTCCTTTAACTACTGGTGTGACGGGCGTGTTGCCTATTAGCAACGGTGGCACAAACGCAAGCGATGCGACGGCTGCGCGGATCAATTTAGGTGCAGCACAAAGCGGTTCAAACAGTGACATTACGTCTTTGGCGGGGCTGACTGGTGGCATTTCCAACCCTTTGTTTGTCCAAATGGGTAACGGCTCGGCCACAACTTATGCCTCCGGCAAAATATGGTACGACGAAGTTACCGGCGCATTTAACCTGGGCATGGGCAATGGCAACATTACCCAGCAAGTTGGCGAAGAAATTTTTATCTATGGCAAAGCATCTGCGGCCATTACTGAAGGCCAGCTAATTTGCCAAACAGGCACAGTCGGTGCGTCTGGGGTAATTACGTTTGCCCCTAGCCCTATCGGTCTAACTGTCAATGACACCATCATTGGCGTGGCAACAGAAAACATTGCCTTAAATGGTTTTGGCCGCATCACCAGCTTTGGCGTGGTTCGTGGCATAGACACCACTGGCTCATCTGTTGGCGAGACATGGGCGGATAACGATACGCTGTATTACAACCCAAGCTACGTTGGTGGTCTGACAAAAGTCAAACCCTCGGCACCAAACATTAAATTTGGGGTTGCTACTGTTATCAACGCAAGCGCGGGAACTGCTGGGTTGTTGCAAGTATTGTTGCGGCCCGGTTCTACGCTTGGCGGCACAGACTCTAATGTGCAGTTTGGCACTTTGGCCAACAATAATCTGATTGCTTACGATAGTAGTCTGGGGTACTGGAAAAACGTCGCTGCTTCTTCAATCAGCACAGGTACGGCTACCAACTTGGCTGGCGGCGCTACTGGCTCAGTACCGTATCAATCCGCAGCGTCAACAACCACTTTCTTGTCTATCGGAACCGCTAACCAGTTTTTGCAGGTTAACGGCGGGGCTACAGCGCCCCAGTGGTCTACTGGTGCGGCACTTACAAAGACAGACGACACCAACGTCACTGTTTCATTGGGCGGCAGCGCCAGCACAGCATTGGTTAACGCAGCCTCACTTACATTGGGGTGGAGTGGTGAACTTGCTGCAACTCGCGGTGGCACTGGGTTTGGTAGCTACACCGTTGGCGATCTCTTGTACGCTAACACTACCACCACCCTGGCTAAACTTGTTGCGGGTACCGCCGAGTACGCCGTTGTGTCTAATGGCGCCGGTGTAGCGCCGTCATATAAACAGATCAGCCTTACAGCAGGCGTCACTGGCGCATTGCCTATCGCAAACGGCGGGACAAATGCCACGACTGTAGGCACTGCCCGTAGCAATTTGTTGCCTGCATACGCAAGTAACGCAGGCAAAGTATTGGCGGTAAACGCTGGGGCTACGGACATTGAATGGATTTCTGCTGGTGGCACTGGCACGGTTACCAGCGTTACAGCAGGCACTGGCCTTACAGGCGGCGTCATTACAACAACCGGGACGATTGCGGTTGATACCACCGTGGTGGCAACGCTGACCGACACACAGACGTTAACAAATAAAACTTTAACGTCCCCTACAATATCAGGCACAAGCGGGAATTTGTACTCCAGTACGTACACGCCAACGCTGACCAACTCAACAAACGTGGCGGCAAGCACGACAGGCAGCTGTCAATTTATGCGTGTTGGTAACGTAGTAACGGTGTCAGGCCAATTAAGCGTTGACCCAACGCTTGCTGCTGTTCTCACAATTATTTTTATTTCATTGCCGGTTGCCAGCACTTTTACATCTGGTCGAAGTGCGGCGGGGTCTGCTGCGTCTGTATCAAACATTTACGGTGAAGTAGGCGGTATTTTGGCCGACACCAGTGGCAACCGAATGGAGTTGCGCTTGTTGCCTACCAGCGCGGCCAACCAATCGTATTCATTCCACGCTACTTACCTTATCCAATGACAATCGAATCAATCACTTTTGATACGTTTAACAGCCAGCTAATTATCGTACTGGATAACGGCACTGTAACAACGTATACTAGCGCCGACGCAACAGAATACTTGGCGCAATTCCCCGAACGCGAGGCAGATTTGATTGCCATGGGCTGGAAACAAAAGGAATAAACATGAGTGTAAATCTTTCTTTATTGGCTGGGGCAGGTTGGCAGTTTTTTAACGACAACGGCGTTGTGCTTAGCGGCGGTAAGTTATACACCTACGCCGCCGGTACAACCACGCCTCAGACAACCTACACCTCGGCGACAGGTATAACTCCTAACACCAACCCAATCGTTCTTGATGCTGCGGGTCGTGTACCGGAAGAGATTTGGTTGACTGCAAGCCTACAGTACAAATTTGTGCTGAAAACTTCTGCTGATGTACAGATTTGGTCAAAAGACAATATTATTGGCGCAGCCGATTTAGATTCGTTTACGGCTGACTTGGCTAACTCATCAGACCCCGCAAAAGGCGACGCCCTTGTAGGTTTTCGTCAGTCAAACAGCAGTGGTAATTTGACTGGTTCAGTAGGCCGCACTGTTCACCAAAAGTTACAAGAAACAATTAGTTTCAAAGACTTTGGCGCGGTGGGTAACGGCTCTACAAACGACCAGGCTGCTGTTCAAGCTGCGATTACTGCCGCAGGTGGCAAAACGCTTGACGGCCAAAATTTAATTTATAAAGTCAACGCTCCTATTTCGCTTACCGCTTCTAACACGGCTATTCGAAACGCGACGTTTGACTTTTCCAGCATGACTGATCAGCCGAGTTCGCCAGATCGTTGCTTTACAATTTCAGGAACTATTGGCGCTCCATCAAGCCTGACCGCCAACATGCCTCTAAACTCGGCAACTGTTAATGTCGCAAGCACCACTGGATTTGCGGTTAACGACTTGGTGTTTTTATCGTCGGCTGCAATTTGGGATTCCCTTACATCTGTTACATACGGCCAATACGCTCGTATCAAATCAATTGATTCGGTTGTTCAATTTACACTGTACGACAGCGTACTGTTGGTTTTTAACACCGCAAACAGTGCAACAGTTGCAAAAGTAACCCCAGTCAGCAATGTTGTTCTTGATAATATTGCGTTCATTGGTGCGGGTACTTTCCTGCAAAACGCCGTTTACGTTGAATACGGCGAAAACGTCACGATTAACAATTGTGATTTTGAGTCCTTTGATTATCTGGCCATTGGATTTTATCGTTGCTACCAGTCAACTATTGACAAATGCCGCCAGCGCAATGCGGCTGCAACGGGGACGGCGTACGCCTACGGCATTTTTGGTGGGTGCTATGCCTGCCACGTTCTAAATTCATGGGGTGAAGACAACCGCCACACCGTTACTATTGGTGACCGAGACGGCATCAACATGTTCACCAAAGTGATTGGTTGCCACGCTTCAGGCTCTAAGGACGCAGGCTTTGATTCACACGCTGGGTCTATGCACACGCTCTTTATGGGGAACCATGTCGAGAACTACGGCGAACAATTTGGTTCAAGCCAGCATGATGGCTTAATTAGCCAAGGTGCTCACACTTCTTTTATTGGAAACACGGTTGTAAACTGTTTGGGCGTTGGTATTAATTACCAACCTACTTTCCAAGACGGCACGTATAGCGGCGTAACTATTTCGGACAACAACATCATTCTTGATAGTGTTGGCTATGGCACATCCGCTGCGGTTGGGATTTGGGTTTATTTACTTCCAACATACGGGCCGACAGTGTTAAGCGGCATGGTGATAAAAAACAACCGCATTTCGGGCGGCGACAATAACACTATTGCGGTTTACGGCATCCACTATTTGGGCCAAAAAGCCAGCACAGTTGCTACAGGTTTAATTGTTGAAGGCAACTACGTTAAGTTTGGTAACAGCGTAGATGCTAGACCGCTGTACATCAGAACTAACGCAGCCAGCACATCTTTGTCGGATATTGTTATATCCAACAACGTGTTTAGGGCAGAGGCAGATAATTACGCAGTGGTCTTGTTGGCGTCAATTGCGTCATCAACAATTGAAAACATCACAGGCGCAAACAACATTTTTGACGCAGACCTTGCTGCATTAGACATAAATGCAACCGGCGTCATCAGAAAAATTCGTTTAGGCCGCAACATCATTAACGCCCCAGATATTGTTGACAATGCTGGCGCGACTGACGTGCTGTTGGCGGACACCGATTTGAACGGGATTTTTACTTTCACAAACTCAACAGCAACAGATTTCAGTAATTACGACTGGTACGTTTTTGACCGTGCAGGTACTGTTACTGCAACATTGCCTGCCGCAGCAACATCTGTTGGCCGTACTTTGCACTTTAAAACGGTGCAAGCTCAGACTGTTGTTTCTGCGTCAAGTAATGTTATTCCAATCACTGGTGGCTCTGCCGGAACGGCGATTCTTCCCGCAACAGACGGCGCTTGGGCGACGCTCTACTGCGATGGAACCAATTGGGTTATCATTGCCCAATGATGAGCGTTACACTTGATTGGGATGATCTACCGCAATCTGTGAAAGATGCGTATCTTCTACAAAAAAGAATTCAATGCGAGCAATCTCAAACACCGCCAGCGCCGCTAACACCCGCGTCTTTGGCCGTAAAGTGACATAAGGGGCATCATCATGGGACTTTTTGCAACATTAGGCACATTTGCTGGCAACCTGATTTACCCCGGCGCGGGCGGGGCAATTGGCGGTGCTCTCGGCAGCGCAATTGACGGTAACGAAGCTGGCGAGGCGGCGTCTAGCGCAGCAAGCGCCGCAAATGCGGCGGCAGAAAGAGATGTTGCCCTGCGCCGTCAGATGTATGAGGAAAGCGTTGCTCGTCAAAAACCTTTCTATGAAGCTGGCATTAACGCGCTGCCCGAATACCTTAGAGGCATCGGTGCTGGCGGCGAGTTGGTGCGCGGTTTTACCATGCGTGATTACCAAGCCGATCCCGGTTATGCGTTTCGGTTGTCTGAAGGACAGAAGGCGTTGGACCGCAGTGCAGCGGCCCGTGGCGGTTTGATTTCTGGTGGGGCTTTAAAAGCTGCCACCCGCTTTGGTCAAGATCTGGGATCGCAAGAATATTCAAACGCTTACAATCGCTACCGCGACACCCAAGGCTTGCGCCGTAACGCGCTTGCAGGCGTTGTGGGGTTTGCCCCCACAGCCGCGAGTTCAATGACCACTTCAGGCCAAAACTACGCTTCGGGCGCGGGGCCACAAATGTATCAACAAGGTGTCAACACCGGCAACGCTTTGATTGCAGCCCAACGAGGCCGCGAGTCCATGTATGGTGACATTGGTAGTTCTCTTGGCAAGTATTTGAATACCAGCTACGGCGGCGGCGGTACACAGATGCCTGATCCAATCTCAAGCTGGCTTCGTAGCGGCACAGGAGGCGATTAAACATGGCTGAACTTAACTTTAATGCTTTAGCGCGTCCTGGCCCCCGTGGCTTTATGCAAGGCTTTGAGCAAGGCCAAGAGCAACGGATGACTGAGGACATCAATCGAACCAATCTGGAAACAGGCCGGTTCAAACTTGAGGAACTCAAGCGCGACCGCGCCGAGATGCTGCAACTCCAAGAGAAACTTAAGGGCTTAGGCCAAGACCCAGATCTTGACAAGTTCATGGATGTGTACATCGCCTCGGGCAAACCTGATTACGTGAAGATGGGTCTTGAGGGCAAGCAAAAGCTCAAAGACCAGCGCGAGTTTGCAAAGCTAGTTGGCGGCGATATAACTGCGCCAGAAGCCGCGCCTGCCCCCGCTGCTGTCCCCTCCATAGTGCGGATGCCTCAAGCGCCCGCAGCAATGCCCGCGCCCACAAACGTGTTGGGTTCTGGCACCTTTGGTATGGAAGCACCCACAAACGCGTTGGCCGCGCAAGCACCTGCGCCCGCCGCCGCTGCGCCGGTAAATGCTTTGGCGGCCCCTAACGCCGACCAGATTCAGCGGACACGAAAGCGCATTGACGACTTGATGCGGTTTGCAGCGACTAACCCCGGCATGGCTACTCAAGCAATGGCGCAAGCCAAGCTCTTGCAAGATCAACTTGAGTTGTATTCAAAGCGCAGCACAAGCGATTCGCCGGATGTGCAGACTATGAAAGCGTTAGGTATCCCACTTACGCCAGCGGGCTATGAACAATTTGCGGGGGCCAAGCGGCAAGACCGTTTACTCACACCTGAAGAATTGCAGCAAAGACTTCAGATTGCAGCTGCAAGCCGCGCCCCCGGCACAAGCATCACTATGGTTTCGGAAAAAGCCGAGCAAGGCAAGCGCGGTGAAATGCTGGTCAATCAATACAGCGACATCTCTAAAGCTGCTGGGCTTGCGGCTAAAACGCTGCCATCTATTGAAGCAAATTTGAGTTTGCTTAACAAGGATTTTAACACTGGGTTTGGTAAAGAAACAATTGCTGCGGGCGCTAGTGTGTTGGCCGCGTTGGGCGTCAAAAACGCAGAGAAGTTTGCCACCGACACCCAAACCTTTCAAGCCAACGCCATCAACGCGGTGCTGCAAAAGCAGTTGGAGCAAAAAGGCCCGCAGACCGAATCGGACGCTCGTCGTATTGAACAAATTGGCGCGCAGTTGGGCAAAACTAAAGCCGCCAACGAGTTTATTTTGTCAATGGCCCGCGAACAATTGCGCCGCGATGTCGAACAACGCAACTTTTACGACCGCTGGTACAAGACCAACAAAACTTACGACGGCGCGGAAGACGCGTGGTTTGCTGGCGAAGGCGGCAAATCGTTGTTTGACCGCCCCGGTCTTAAGCAGTATGCCGCGCCAATAGCCACTAACGCTGCGCCTGCACCAAGTAACCGCCCTTCGTTAGAATCTATCTTTAAGAAATAAACGGAGGCGTGCATGGCTGACCAGTTCCGCGATCAGATTAATACAGCCCGCCGCGCTGGGTATAGCGATGATGAGCTTATTGGTTTTCTAAAAGACAAAGACCCCCGCGTTGCGCAAGCCTTAAACGCGGGGTATCAACCCGCCGAAGTTTTGCAACATCTTGCGCCAAAACTGTCAACAGGCGAAGAAGTTGTACGCAAAATCGGTGTGGCTGCGCGTGGCGCTGCCGAAGCATTGGCGCCTGTTGCTGCTGGCGCTGGTACTGGTTTTATGCTAGGCGGCCCTCCAGGTGCTGCCGCAGGCGCGTTAGCAGGCGGGTTGGCCGCGCCTTTGACAGACGCCGCCACAATGGCCTACAACAAATTGTTTGGTGGTACTGCTCGTACACCATCAAGCGTTATCTCAAACATGCTGCCTGGCCCCCGTGCTGAAACCCCTGCGGAACGTGTCTTACAAAGCAGTGCTGGTGCTTTAGGTGGAACGTCCGGCGCCGTGCAAGCTGGGCGTGTACTAACCACAGCGCCTAGTGTAACGCCCGGATTAAGAGCCATTGGCCAAGAAGCGTCGCGGTTGCCGATAAGCCAAATGATTACCGCCCCTACGGCAACTGCCGCAGGGCAAACTGCTACTGAATTAACAGACAATCCATTAACCGGTTTAGCCGTCGG